ACCACCCACAGGATCAACGTAGTGCATTACCTTGATAACCATTGGTCTTTCAAGGCGAATAAACTCTTTTGTATTTTTTATTAGTTGTGCAATGATGTCATCGCCACTTCTTAGTTTCAAAACCTTGAAAGCGGTGTTATCCATTTCGTTCTCCTAGTAGGGGGATCTTTACGATCTTGTATTCAAAGCCTTCCGCGTCATAAATCTTTTTACGTTCATAGAAATGACGAAGTGTATGGTTATCATATTTTTTCCATGACAAATCGTCAACTATGTCGTAGAGTCGTGCGGTGCTTTTGTGAACAGACTTTCTAAGTTGTCTTCCAATACTCTGTAGCACCCTAACCCGACTCTTTGACGGTGACGCGAACACAATATTATTTAGGCGTTTAATGTTCACACCAGTTGAAAAAGTTCCGTACGATGCAATAATGATTGAATCATTTGTTTCTTCAACTAATTTTCTTACTGATTCGCGTTGTTCGACATCTGTTCCTCCGTAGATAAAATGCACAGGCTTCTCAGAGTCTTTAAGCATTTCGTATAGCACCTTTCCATGTTTCTCTACGAACTGAAATAGTACAAGCGTGTTTCCCTTTGTTTTTTCGGCTAAGTCACATATGAATTTGTTTCTGCGCTCGTCTGTGACAATCCATTCGATTTCATCTGCATACTGTGTTCTACGCATGAACTGTCGATCAGTTCCTCCATATGATAGCATTAGACAATCGATAGTCAAGTCTGAAAGTAGTTTTCGCTCTATCAACTTTTTGGTGGTCACGACTTTCTTGGTTGGACCAAACAAACCTTCGATGACTAACTTGTGTGTCAGTAGTCCGTCAAGTGTCCCGGTCGTTGCAATACGATATGGACACGTGGTCAAGCGGGAGAGGATTTGTTTCAATGATTTCGATTTGAAGAGGTGTGCTTCGTCGCCAAAGACAGTCCCAAATTGTTGAAAGAATTCTTCGGGCATGTTTACTAATGATTGCCATGTTGATATCACAACTCGACTACGAGTTGCTTTTTCCTTTCCTGAGTAGAGCATGTGACAATGTGTTCGGGCGTTCCAGCCTTCCCCGCCATACTCAATAAAGTCGTGAAACATTTGTGAAACCAGACCCACGGTGGGTACGATAACCAGAACTTTTTTGTCCTCGGGAGTAAGGTTCATAAAATGTCTCATAAGTGTATAGATGATTAAAGATTTACCCGATCCTGTGGGTGAAAGCAGCAAGCAACGCTCGGTGTTCATACCGTGGAGTATGGCTTCCTTCTGGTGATCATGTGGTTTTACAGGCTTCCCACCCAACTGAATATTCAAACCGCTCAGAAGCGATTCTAGGTGGTCTACCGACCAGTTTCTTTTTTTGCGATTTGGTGTTTCAAACGTATACCCACGCTCTTTACAGAACTTGACAATATACGATTCAAGCCCTGCATAAATTTTCTGTGAATACATGTTGTATAGTTTGATCTGCCCGTCCCATCTCTTCGCACGATATGAGGGCATAAACTTGTGACCGGGAACTTTGAATGTGAAGAAATCAGACAACTCTTTTGCGTGATGTCTTTCACATTTCACTTTGATATTACAGGAGTCTAACTCCTCGATCACATAATCTGGCATACATTTGTATTTATCCTCCAGATAAGAATCTACGCCATTCAATTGCATTCTTGATCTTGGTGTGTCGGAAGGTAATCTCTTTTACGACCTCTTCAAGATAGTTTACGATTGCTTGGATATATGCCATTTTTTCTTTTCTTGCACACAGATCATCATCGCCATTCATGTAGACGCTAACATCATTGCGTAGAATTTTGTGATCAAAAGGTTCCCATCCTTTTTGTTTTAGGGTTTCCTCATCAATCTTTCCAGTGTAGTATTCCCACTTCAACTTGTAGAGCCGATTGTATTCGTTTGCGGCTCTCTCGTATCGAAGTTTGGAATCATGGTACAGATTCAGGTATTTGTTGTGTAGATTTGGGAGGCGAAGGCTTTCAGTGTCGAGTTCAGTGTCATCGATCTGAGCGTCCGCTTCTACCATTTTTCTTAATTCAGTAAGTTCCATAATGTAATCCTTTTTCCCTTTCTCTCGTTGACACTCGTACTATAAAGGGATGTGGAGTCGAGTCAAGAAGAAATTAACAGGAATCTACGAATTCGTAGTAATCGAAAGAAAAAGTCATGTCAGCCACAAGTGGAGTCAAGTCTGTAACACTAGAATCAAAGTCAAGACCAGATATTTGAACTGGCAGAAGATTGTGAAAACGAATCTCTTTCTTTGGATTCATGGCACTATTCAGAATATGGAGAGATCCATCCGAAAAATGATTCTTAATATTTGAATCAAAGTTCTTATGATTTTTGATAAGATATATCGATTGCATCCAATCGTACAACTCACGGTAGTTTGCCATGTTTTCATCAACCAAGAAGGTCACCGCAAGTTGTCCGAATGTAGCCTTGGTATTTGGGTGATTAGCATTGACAAATCTACTTGGTTGTATCTGTGTACCATCAGTTCCAAACGGAGGCAGAGATAATTTTTGAACAAAGTATACAAACTTTGGTAGTTTAAAAATATTAAATCTAAAGAAATTGGGATACAGGTAGTTTACATTATCTGGTTGTCTTCCAATAGCACCCGGTGGATTACCGATTTGAAATCCCTCGGTCAGACCGGGGAGTATATCGTTATCTGTATCAATGGAAGTAAACCCACCCGTAACGCTTTTAGTGCCGGGAGAGGTATAGTTATTGATCGTCTTGTGTAAATCCATGAATGGATTGTTTGGATCAGTCATCAATTTATTTAGGTAAAAGATAAGGGAGCCTTTCGACTCCCCTATCTGCGTATTTAATTTTTACTTAGAATCAGGATGAAGAGACATCAGTGCCATGAAGATTCAAGACACGGAAGATTCTAAAGTATTGGTTAGCACGAGCCGCATTGGATCCGTGAGGATCAGAAGCATCCGAACCACTCGACACGAACGGGTTGTTGACAAGACCGTAACGAGTCTTGAAGCCGATCTTCGGTTGGAAAGTGCTTTCCGACACTGCACGAACCATTTGCAACGGAACGTATGGGCAGTAGAACATACCAGCGTCATATGGACTGGAACCTCTGTAACCAACACAAACATAGTCAGCACCCGAGACAGAGTAAGGATCAATGTAGACCTTAATCTTGCCATTAAGAGTACCAGCAAAGGTGTTGCCTGTATCATCAACGGTGAGGTTGACATCAGGTGTTGGGGTCAAGTTCAAGAAGCCAGACATCGAAAGAGCCGAAGCAACATCAGAGGTGCAGACAATGAAGTTGCCCTTACCACGACGAGTTTCCTTAGCAATTACGTTGCACTCACGGTCGATTTGGAACATCAGACCACGGAACTTCTCAGCAGACCAACGACCATCTGAGTCGTTTTCGATATCGTAGATACCGCCAACACCTTGTTGCGCACCAACACCAGAACCACCCATGAATGGACTGTCAGAAGCGGTGAATTTCAGACCAGACTGTTGACATCCGAGTTTAGCATTGTTGTAAATGGTTCGGATGACTTCGCGGTTGATTTCAGCAAGAATCTCAGAGGAGAGAATGTTTGCCAATTCAACTTCAGCGTCAAGACCGTGAACAGCCTTGAGGTCTTGTGCGAGTTCAGAGGTGTATTCAGCCTTCAATGCACGAGTCTTAGCAACGACAGATTGACGGTCGATGACGAAGCCCATTTCGTTGAATGTGCTATTTTCAAGAATCGCAGTTGTAACACCGGGATTGGTTGCAAAGGTGCTTTGTGCGCCACCAGCGGTGAAACCAGCACCGGAAGTACCAGCAGCACCGACATCGCCCAGAGGGTCACCAGTTCCACCGAAGCCGGGGAAACCAGCACCAGCAGTAGAACCGTCACCACCAGATGTTCCAGAGAACTTAGTAGCAGCCTCATTGAAGAGTGCTTCTGCACCACCCAATGGGTGAATATCAGTATCAGTGCTTCTCGGGACATACTTAGACTTCATCGCAAAGATCAAACCTGTAGGACCAGACATAGGCTGGACACCACAGATGTCGTATGCAATCAAGTTGGGCATTGAGCGACGAACGAGCGAGATGAGTACGGGATCGAACGCACCAACGCTTGAAAAAGAACCATCAGTATTTACAAAGTCACGACCTTGTGCGCCGTTAGGAACGGGAGCAAGGTTCGCTTCTTCACGAAGTGCTTTTTCTTGGTTTTCAAGTAAGATTGCCGTAACATTTCTACGGTAATCGTCTTTAATGGGAGCCATTCCTTCACAGTTAAGAACTGGTCCCCACTTATCTTTCAGATTTTCAACAAGCATTTGTTCCATTAGTATTCTCCTTGGTTATGAAACTTTGTTCTTATCGACCGAATTAATTCTGTTGAGCATATTGGTATATGCGTTCATTGTGGGTGACAATTCAACCGATTCATTTACAGCCTCTTCTTCGGGTGTTGCATACTCCTCAACGAGAGGGGTTGGAACGCTAGTTTGAGTTTCCTCGAACTGGTTAAAGAAGTTTTCTTTAAGAGTGGTAATTTTATCTTGGAATTCTGAAGCATCTTGGAAGTCAACCTTCTCTGAAAGTTGACGGAACCGAGCCTCTTCGGAAACCGTTAAATCTTTGGAAGCATCTTGATACACTGCTTCACATTGTGCTTTGACTAAGCCTTTTGACAAATCAACATTTCTTTCGATAGACTCATTGAGTTTATCTTCGAGATTTTCAATCTTGCCATTAAGACTTTCAACAAGATCAAGTGATTCCTCTGGCATGGTGACGTAGTGAGTTTCAAAAAGGTCTTTCAAACCTTTCATAAAGGACTCAGTTACCGTACCACGAATGCCAGTGTCAATTGCAACTTCATTTTCCTTCATCCACTCTTCAGTGACGTAGGAAAGATATTCGTCAAGTTTAACTGCGAGATGTTGTTTTTCAGTATCCAGTTGTTCTTGGAATTCTGCATAAAGTTCGTCTCGGATTGCATCGACCTGATTCTCAATAGCGGTTTCAAAAACTGCTTGAGCAGACATCTTAAAGTCATCAGAGAAATCTTCAGAAGAGAATAATTCCTTAAACGCTTCAAGTGATTCTTTGACTTTCTTTTTTTGTCCGGGGGTCATCATCATGGCAGACTCTTCCTCTTCGGATTTAGCCTTCTTAAACTTCATTGTTTGACCGGGGGTTGCGACTTCGCTCTCATCGTAGTATTCTTCCTCATCATCGTACATTTCACCTTCAACCTCGGTTTTGCCACCGGGCTTGACAGGCTTGGCGATTTTGGGGGTAACACCGTCAGCAGACTTAGATCCCTCACCATCGGCGGACATTTCAACATCTGTTGAGTCCCCACCAGCGGCAAGTTTACTTTTCTTCATTTTGAGCATATCGCCCTCTTGAAGTTCTGATTGTTCGAGAATTTCCTTCGCAGTTTCTAAAGCGTTCTTAAGACTCATTATTGTCTCCTTAGTCTTTTTTATTTATCTTTCATTATTTTTGAGAGGAAATCCGCGAAAGCATACAACTTTGCTTCCTCAAGATCCGACTTAGACGCACGACGGATATGCTTTTGATGTGCTTCAACGGTTTTTGCTGTAAGCAGACCGTTTTCCCACACCCATTCTTTACCTTCCATAATTCCCTGAACGAAAGCATCAGGAGCAGATGGATCAGCAACGATATCTACGGCAGCAAGATTGAAATCGTCTTGGACTTCATTAATACCACCTTTTTGTTTGAGTGAACCCATACCTCTAGAAGAAACACCAATCTGTACGCCCTCTTTCACAAGGTCTTTTACGATCTTGCCGTAGGGTGTATCCAGAATCTTTGCCTTCCCGTAGATATCATTTCCATCTACGCGGAGTTCTTTGATGAGATGTGAAACTCTTTCAAGATTTAATTGTGGACCTTCTGGGTGACCAAGTTCACCCATCGCACGACCAGTTTTGACATAATCATCGTTATATCGGGTAACTTCATTCATCAAAGTTTTCTTTGGATAAATTCGACCGTTGCGGTTCTTTTGTTCCGCTTGCATAAAGATTCCATCAATATGATATTGCTTTTCACCGTTCACTTCTTCGGTGACAAGTTTTACATTATCATTGACTTCAGTAATGAGTAACATTAGCCTCTACCGCCCATTGCTTGAATCGGATCGACGAGACTTGGTTGTCCGGTCATTGTAGGCGATCCACCGATTGTCGGATTTGATGGCATTGTGGGTCTTTTCCCTCCAACACCGGAAATGTTTGGTGTTGATTTTTTACCGGACCCGGACGTAGTGGGATCTCGTCCGTCTTCACGATATTGGAAGGCGTACATTGGATCTTCACCAGCACTTTCCATTGACAAGACAATCAGCAAATCATCAAAGTCGATTACACCATCGCCGTTGTAATCAAACAAATTTAAATCGTCTGGGTTGTTTGACCCCATCGCATTTAATACACCATCACGTTGCCCTTCAAATCCTACTTGAACACTTGTCGGATTGCTAGGAGTTACTTCTTCATCAAGTACGGATTCATTATGAACGGTTCGTCCTTTGTTATCCTTGATGTTTACTTTTCTTCCATAGTTAGCGTAGTCTTCAATAAACTTGGCAAGTTCGTTGAACTCTAAGTCAGTTTCAGTCCTAACTATCTTTCCTTTTTTTATGACTTCACCCGTATAAGGTCCATCTTTATATGAGATATTTTTTCCTGTTGATGTAACCATTGCTTCATTCAGTTTGTTGGGTGTGCCTTCGTCAAGTTCAGTTTCTTCATTCTTTGATTTAAAGTTTTTATCAACGTAACTGAAAAACTTTTTCTTCTCTTCTTCGGACTTAAGATCGCCGGGGGAAGAAATATTAAACTTCTTCATTGCTTTCTTGAAGAATGTGTCGTAATCGCTATCTTCTTCATTGATGTTTTGTCCCAGTTCAAGAGCAACAATATCTCTACGCTCAACTAAGGCATCGGAAATTTTGTTATTCATGGTGGACTCAAGCATATCTTGAGCATCATTGAGTTTTCTATCCGCAATTGAACTTATGATTGCTTGACAAACTTCTAAATTATGATTGGTCATACGAGATTCCTTTTAATTCTTTCTTGAAAATAGTGCAGCATGTCTGAAGCAGACTCTTGAGACTTACTAAGCCTATCTTCAAAGTTATCCTTATTCTTTTTATTTAGCCTAGAGTGTATTTCAAGTAAATCATTTATTTCATTATGATCTAAAAAACTTACTGTTGTATCTTCGTGAACTAGGGCAATACCAAACTCGTCAGAGTTTCTAAGCGAATCTACTGTTGGTGGGTAACCGTCTACCTCTTCAACACTGGTTGTCTTCTCGGGCGTTGGCTCGGTGGGAGTTTTTGGTTCCTCAATATCAATAATCTGCTTGATGCCTTTTCTGGCTTGTTTTAAACTAAGAAAAATATCTTTTCTTTTTCCGTCAACATATGCCGAGACAGGAGCAGAAGCACCCATGCCCACTTTTTTAAGGGTAATTATTTTGCCTTTATACTCAAAGGTTTTAAGGAAGAACTCTTTCTGAAACTCTGGATCAAGTGTAATTTCATCTTTTTCTGTATCTGCTTTGATTTCAGCAGACGCAGTAGAATCATTTTCCGGTTCTTTCTTTTTCTCTTCCTCGATGCGAAGACTAGCCTTCTCCGCCATCATAGCAGTTAAGTAAGACTTAGCAGTGGACGGATCACCGTTTTCGACCAAATCAAATAATAATTTTGATTTTGACATTAGAATCCCTCGTTTGATTTATCAGGCAACAAGCCTTTTTCGCGTTCTTTAGATATTTGTTTATCCATACTAATTATATCAGTTTCAGATTGGCGAAGAATATTTCGACGAACCCATTCACGAGAATAGTAATCTCCGATATGATCGTTGATCTCACGCAAAACATCGAATCTCTCTTTGAGGATTTCATACTCTTTGGTTTCGGTAAAATAGGAGTCCGAAACATATTCAAAACGCAAGTCCTGTTGAATATTATACCATTCAGTCTCTTTGATAATTCCCTTAAGAATACATTGGGCGCGAAGGGTGTTAAGGAAAAGAAGATTAAATTTATTTCTCAATCTACTGATAAACTTTTGAAAGTTCAATTCATCACGACTAATTTCAGATGCTCTTCCCATGTTAAATCCAGAATCAGATTCGAGACGAGACATGGGAATGTTGAGAGACTTGTAAAGTTTTTTCTCAAAGTACAATACGTCTTCCATTTCGCCCAAGTTTTCACCACCCGGCAGTGAAGAAACCTCTGTACCTTTGCCACCTTCGCGGCGGGGGAACCAGTAGTCCTCCAACATGTTCATGTACTTTCGATCATCTCGAAGTTCACCTGTATTAGCATCGTAGACCAGTTTATTTCGGTATCGATTCATCAAACCTTGAACATATTGCTCGGCTTTGTTTTTGGGAAGCGAACCAACATCAACGTAAAAGATTCTTCGCTCAGGCGCACGAGAAAGACGATAGATTACAGTTGCATCTTCGACCATTCTTAACTGGTTTAGAGGCTTGATTGCTTTTTGAAGATATGAAATGGCTCTAGTTCTTGACGCATCAAAAAGTCCAGACGGAAAATAATTAATTGCTTCTGGTGCAATTTCAATGGCGGATGAATCAGTTGGTTTTTCTCTAAAGATGTAAACTTCTTTGACACCTTTAATTTTCTTAGCACCTGTTGCCTTGTCAGTTTCTTTTTCTACTTTAGCAATTTTTTTAATCTTAGCCGCATCAATTGGTCGCATTTCAATGATACCCTTTTTGGTATTGTTTTTATCAACAATCATGTGATAATAACCTTTACCGTCAATGTACCATCTTCTGAAAATTTCAAACCCCTTGTTATTAAAATCAAGAAGTTTGAGGACACTTGCAAACTCGTTTTCAATTTTTCTACGAACTGTGTCAGGAGTTGTTTTATTGTTAATGTTGACTGAGACAGGATAGCGTTCAGTGTCGCCGTTTACAATTGCTTCGTTACAGACATCTTCGATAGCCTGTTCAATTTCAGGTTGCATCGCCATTTCACGATACTTAGAAATGAATTGTGATTCTGTGCGAAGACCACCATCTAGGTCAATACCGACACCAAAATAACCACCAGCATCAACTGGTAGAGCATCGTCGAGATCAGGGGTAACGAAAGATGTTGCCTTTTTCTCAATTGGCTGTTGAGTTGCTAACGCTTCTTTTTTCGCTCTCCCTATTGAAATACCAAATAATTCAACAGGCATAATGATTCATCCTTTATTACTCTGTAGCAGGAGTCAAGGCTCCGGGGACACCAGTGGATGTATTTCCACCAGTAGACACACCAGTTGTTAAGAAGTAAGAATACGAAAGTGTAACTGAGAACTGTGATAATTCTTCGTCAGCAGCAGCCAAGTCAACAGAACTAATACTTGAGGGGTAGCAGTATTTGAATTGATAAGATTTAATTGCCTTACCGCTACGATCCAATTGATCAACATACCAATCGGTGAAGAAAGCAGATGAAAGATTTGTTACCGCATCTTGCACCTGTTCAACATTATCTCTACTTCCATTTAACGAGTCTAGCCATTGTTCAAATTTACTTCTAAGCACCATGCCTCTGTCGGAAAGAATCGTAATTGTCCAATCCTCAAAGGTTCTTGAGGTTGGAATTTTAATATTTCTTCCACGGAAAGGGGCAATAGTTTGTCCAATAGTTGAAGCCGGTAACTGAGCAGCAGTACATAAGAATGAAACTGAGTTGTCAGCACCTTGATTACCAATAAAACCATTCACTCTAAAGAGGGCATTTCTTACGCCGCCACCTACTGCGTCTTTGAATGAGTCAATGTTCATTTATTATCTCCTAGAGTTATGTATGTCAAACTACCCCAGCGATTTCGTCGAAGTTGACACCCGTACGAGTCGCAATGAAGTTAAGCGTGATAAAGTTAATTGAACGGTTAGGCTTGATAAAGATATCAGCAACGAATTCATTTCTGTCAATAACTTCTGATGTGTTATTGCTTTCGTCACAGACAACCTTAAAGTCAGTCAAACCACGGCGGCTTTGAACATCAAGCAAGAATGGCTCGATGAGGTTCTTGAACTGCGCTCGGGTGAATGAATCATTGAATTCAAAGAGGCTGAACTTAGCCGCTGTTGCAATTGCTTTCTCCAGAACAATGAACAATCTACGAACATTGATTCTATCGAAGGCACTAGGTCTTGAAAGCAGTGTTTTGTCACCAAAGAGAACTGTACCTTGACCGGGGAAAGAGACAACAGGGTTAATACCATTGATGTAGAGATCATCTCGTTGAGCCTGTTTCGGGTTCAATGCAAGTTTCACGATATCTCTAACTTGTCCACGGTTGAAACCAGCAGGAGAGAACCAAGTCTCTGTAGCAAAGTCTGATCTCACTGCAATACCAGCAAGGTCACCATTCAACGGAACGTATCGGAAGACATCATTGAATCTATCGAATTGATACTTCCAACCAGAATCCAGAACTGCGTAAGATGAAGAAACATTCAAGTTGTTTGTCGTGTAGTCTTCAGAGCCACCATTTGGTCCTGCATTCTCACCCTTTCGGTATGCTACGACATTTGCTGTTTGAACTTTCGCATCTCGCGGAGCATCCGTAGATGTAAGGAGTGCTGTTTTCGGTGGGGAAAGGAATGTGATACAATCTTTTCTCTTATCACAGATGTCAACAATACTCTTTGCTTGGGTATCAGTGTTACTACCACCCAAGAGAATTGACACATCAACAGTTTCCGAATCTTCAAAGAGTTCGTAGCCATTTGTAATAAAATCGTTTCCTGCTGGTTTATCAGAACGACCACCCGCAAGAGAAGCGTAGAAGTTTCTATTCAAACGAACGTATCTTCCGTCAGTAAGTGTTGAAGAGGCATTTGTACCCCAAGCACCACCACCCGATTGTCCCTCGTCATCATCAACGTGATCACCCCACCAAATGTATTGTGAAGTCTCATTGATAAGCGTGGGATAGAAAAGTGATTTACCAAGACCGTCTTTGGCATTTTGAGCAACCGATACACCATCGAATGTTTCAATAACACTTTCTTTAGTGCCAGTGAAGAACCCGTCTTCATCGATAACTGCAATGTTTACAAGGTCGAATGAGCATCCAGCCGCAAGTGCGGTTGCAGATGTATCTGGGAGAACCGTCTGGAAGTTATCAGCATATCTCCAGCGAACGAATCCAGAAGAAATACCTGATTGACCACTTTGAGTTGATCCAACTTGAATTGATCCAACAACATCCATAATAGATGTAGATGGAATTTCTGTTGAACCTCTAAATCCAGCGAAGGTGTTTCCAAGAGAGATACCCTTGATGAGATTACTACTATCAAGGGAAACACCAGTAATTGTTGCGTAACTTACAGTGATACCATCCGCGAGCGTAGCACCACCCAGAAGTCTGATTCTCTGAGATCCATCAGTGACAACCGATGTTCTAGGAAGTACGGTGTCCAGCACCAGTTGTTGTGGAACAGACGCTGCGACATTCGCACCATTAGAGAATCCGGTTCCAGTTCCGAATGTCACATCCAGTTTACTTACGCCGGTTGTGATTCCGATGATTGTTCTATTACCTGTGCCGACTCGGAGTAAATCTTCATTGACAACTGCCGATCCAGTTCCCCCTGCGATATCTTGGAAGAAGAAAGTTTTATCACCGGCTTCTGGTCCCGGCACATCATTGCCGAGTGTAAATCCACCTGTCTCACCAGCAGGAATTGTGAAATTATCATTTAAAAGACGAATTCCAACTTCAGTTCTGTTTGAGACAGAAACCTTTAGTGAGTTACCATAAAGTTTGGTTTGATCGACTGTGGAGCCACCAGCGTACTTAGCCACATAATTATTGCTACTAAGTGATGCGGGTGCAATACCATCGGTGCTTGCGTATGTTTCATAATCATCTTCATTTTTAATCAAAAATCCTGTACCCGTTGTAGAGGCATTTTTCGATGTGGTTTCATCGACAACACGAACAACTTTAAGATTTCCACCGTATCCTAAGAAGTTGGCAGCGGTAAACCAAGTGTCAGCGTTCAGGTTTGATGGATCCTTAAAGACCCGACGAAGATCATTGACGTTATTTAGTGTGATTCGTTGTCCAATTGGACCGTACTCAAAGAAACCAGCGAAACCAGTCGCCGTTGTAGACACAGCGGGAACAATAGTTGTCAGATCGATTTCTTTTACTTCAACTCCGGGGCTGACTTGAAATGCCATAGATGATTCTCCTTGATACTTATTTATCTATCAAATGCCAAGATTAGAGGAAGCCTTCTTCCTCATCGATCACTTTCCATGTAGTCCCATCGTCGTCGGTAAACTCCAAGTCAAGACCAACATCCATAAAACCAAAAGGTGTTAATTCTTCTTCCATTTTCTCAATTTTTTCACGATAAAGTTTATCTCGAATATTTATGTCAGTTAAATCTTTAAAATATGGCTGGGTTGATGTCCACGCAAACATTACGAGAGTCATTACCAAGTCATCGTGGTGACCAGTCTCAGCCTCGTATGATCCTTTTTTCGATACAAAGGCTGACAGTTCATTAATAATATCGTAGTCCTCGATCAAAAGTTTGTCCTGCTCGATCATTTCTTTGAGCATTGTACAACCGACACGTTTGACTTTTGGACTCATACGAACACCCTGTTGGACTTGATAGTTGCCGAAGCCACCATCCATAACTTGACCTTTTCGCCCACGCACCGTGGTGACCAATAGATTTTCATATTCCATTTCGTTGTGCATAATATCAACAATTTCTTGTCCGATATCATTTACTTCTGTCAAGACATATGCTTTATTATATCGCATAGCCATCGCGTATAAAAGGTTAGGTAAAAGGAAGGGGGCGATTTGATTGTTTTTATATTGTGCCACCACTTTGTACGGGGACTGTGTGATGTCGATTATAGTCACAGCGTGAAAATCTAATTCTTGCCCACGAGCAACGTCAACACCCATGAAATACTGGTGTCCCTCAATAGGCTCTTCGTAGACCTTCAGCCCGTCCTCACGCTCTTGTAGTGGTCGAGTGAACCGAAGTGCCTTGAGTTTTGAGGGGGCTACAAGAGTCAGGATTGACCCAAGAAACTCACATTCAAATTCAGCACGAAACTGAGACTCCGAGGTATTCCGAATTGTTTCTTTTTTCCATTTATCGTCCCGACCCGGAACCTCGGACCAGTGGACCTCAATCGGAGTGTATGAGTTATTGCCCTCTTCGGCATCCTTCCAAAGTTTGTAATACATGTTCAAACCTTTGGGCGTACTAATAATCAAAACTTTTGTTTCTTGACCTGCCGAGATCGTGGGATACACCGAACTGAAGAATTCGTCAGCCACGTTTTCGGGGACGAACGCAAATTCGTCAAGGAAGATCATATTGAAAGAACCACCCCGAACAGCCGACGAAGATGTTGAAGATGCAAGAATCTTTGATCCGTTTTCTAAAATAATTGAACCTTTGTTCCATTCCACGACACCCTGCTGAAGCCATTTTGGCAGATGCTCGTAGGCTAACTTCAGACGACTCAACAACTCCCGAGCCGTTGCAAGTTTGTTGGCTAGAATTGCAACATTCTTTTGAGAATTAAATAAAACATAGTGAAGCAAATATGAAATAACAATGGTTGACTTGCCAGACTGTCGGGGCAGTTTCGCAATCACAAAGCGATCATTGTGCATACTATGAATCATTTTCTTTTGGTATTCGTATGGTTCAAATTGCACAAGTCCATCGTCGAGTGAAACGATCTTGACAAAGTTTTCAATAAAATACATGGGATCCCCCACGCACTTTGCATATTCTTCAATTTGTTCTTTTGTGAATTCGGTTTCTACACCGGCTGCCTTCAGATTAATATTTCCGAGGTAGGCTTCGTTGTCATGCTTCTCCGTCATTCCTAATTTTCTTCACTTTCTTTTTAGGAATTTGCTGTTGAACAAGTTCCTGTAGTTCTTTTGTAGAACCAACAAAGAATGCGTTATTTGTCACTTGCTTCTTTGTTTCATCTTTTTCAAGGTCTTTCATTTGTTTATGAACATCCAGCAATTCTTTGTTTGCCTCAGTTGAAGTTTTGAGAAGTTGTGACACGACTTCATATGCTCTAGGACTATCACTTTCTGATGCAACTTTTAAAATGCCATCAATTGCAATTTTACTATTTTCAATTACATCTTTTAGATTTTCACGCACTTCGCCATAGTCTTTTCGCTGATCCATCTTTTTTCTTTCGGGAAACTTGGAGAGATCAACCTTCACAGGCTCACGGCGAATCATGCCGGTATCCGACACTTCAGGTGTCGTTTTACGCACCTCCGTAGGCTCTATATTTAAAGCATTTTCAAGGGGATTTTCATTATTGAGCATCTTGTGTGCCTCCAGTTATACTCAGTGTGTTGGGATACACGAAGATTTCTTGTGTGGTTCCCGCCAAAGGTGGGAGAGTATTCGCACCAGAGGGTCCAGTAACACTTGTAATAATTCTTGACGCTGCACCAGTCGGACCAGTGACACAACCATTATCTTCAAAGAATGCAAAAAAGTTTGTGATATCTGTTTTTGTAATATGCTTCTGTGTTTTGATCGGAGAAAAAATGTAACTCAGTGCAGAAAAATCCATGTTAAATGTAATTGTTCTTTGTGTGTTCGTATCACCTTCATAATCCACTTCGGGGGTAATCGACTGAATGATAATTGGCAGATCGACTTTTGCATTGATGTCAGTGTAATTCAGGGTTACCGTGAAGTCCGGGGTAAAGTAAGCGAGGATTTGCTCAACAATCTGCAAAGCGTCATCCATAGTTCGAGTCACGATTGTTAAACTAAAATTTAGTGTGTACGGAACTTCTGCATATTGCCTATTGTAAACCCCGGTGGTATCTGTCGTAGCGTATCTTTGTGAAAGTGTATTTCTTTTTCTTGTTGGATCATAATTTATAGATGTCAAGTTGAATCCCATGCGAGGCAACACTTCTGAGATTGCAACGGTAGTATCATCACCTTTTAGCAGTGGATACTCATTAAGCATTCTTATAAATTTTTCTTTTGGTGAGTATGTGATTGGGACTAAAACTCTTTTAACAGTATCACCATTCTTATCACGCCGTTGTACAAAAATTTCATCAAACAGGCTGCCAAATGCAACCACTGTTTTTCTCAATGATTCGTTATAAAATACATCAAACATTACAGGTCACCTTCTGAGAATGGATCGGTATCAGTAAAATCTAAGAATGAAGAAGATTCTAAACCAAAGGCGGTGTTGTCTTCAAATACATCCTTAACAAAGAAGTCCGCAGTAAGTCCAATCGAGTCGATGTGGTACGTCGCACCGGAAGAGTCACCCAAGAGATTTCTAAAGTTATCCGTATTGCCAGAAACAAGTTGAAGTTCTGCTTGTTTGGTGCTGGAGTTCCAATCAATCACATTCATGGTTGCACCAGTCACACCACTGGTATCATACAAGTATGCGACCTCGCCCTCTGTAAAGTTACCAGAGCCAGTGCTTCCCATCTGGGCAACATAAAGTTGATCAACAGCGGTAGATGTAACCCCGTCGATTTGATCGAAGCCTGTATCAAAGTCAGATCCAGCATAACGGAACAGACTACACTTCAACTGATAAGAGAAAATTTTACCGAAGTTAAAAAAGTTTTGTTCTCTTTCCACAAAGTTAATTTCAAATAAACCATTTGAGAGTGGGAAAAAAACGAGATCACCCTCTCTGGGATATGGATAATTTTCATCAGCAAAAACTTGTAAGAATCTTCTTTTGGAAACAGTGAGTGTCATTTCATCTTTGATCGAAAGACCAACTGATGTCATCACTTCGCCTTCACCTTCAAACCCATCATATGAGTCGATGTACATTTCAAGTTCTCTACCATTTTCAAACTTGGGCTGCCGATCTTCTCCAAAGATTTCATCAACATTTACCAAAGTTCTTGGTACATACACCATATCGACCCCGTGAATTTTGATGGTTTCATCAACGAGGTCTTGAACGAGTGTTTGCTCGGCGGTGTTTTTAAACTTATTGAAATATTGATTCGTTGCCATGATTAGCCTACACAGAAGTCCGGTGGTAGTTCATACTTGTCTTGGAGTTGTTCTTCAATTTGATTCATCTCTTGATCTGCCATCGACATAAGTTGATCAGCATTAAATTGAACACCACCCGGAAGATTAATATTTTGATACTTCATTAGATTCATACCCCACTGCTTTTTGAAAGAGGCAGTGACATATCTTTTAAGCAAGATATCATTAAATGCTTCGGTGTACACTGACGGATCAACTGCCACATAACAGTCGAGAACAATAAAGTCACCTACACTAACAGTCTCTGACCAGTTCATGTCAATGTAGACACGATTTGTTACTCTATTAAAACGAATTTGCTTTTCTGGATCCAAAAGATCAGACAGAAGACTGATATATGACTGGGCGATGTAATAGTTTGTCATGTCCCCACCATATCGAAGACCGTAAGTGTCATTTAGTGCCATTTGATAACGAACACTAAACATGTTAGACCCTGCACCACCACCGTCAAACTGAAATGCTTTGGTGATTGATACAATTTTTGCACCACCAGCGACCTGTGGGTAGTCGTTTGGTCCAGTCAAACCAAGATTATTTGTATCAATAAACCCGTTATTGATATCATCTTGTGTAATTGCGTGCTTGAATAACGCACGTTCTACACCATCGAAGTGATACTCGTTGAAAATCTGAATCGCATCATCGAGAGCATCTTCAAGTTGAGCATCGTCAACATTGATCTCGATTACGGGTGCGCCGAGTTTTCTTAGAGCATACTGCTTTAGTTCTTCGCGTGTCGTTGGTATTGCCATCTAATTCGCTCCTTGTCCTTTTATATGTATTGGAGCGAGGCTTCCTACGTCTTTTGATATTGTTCTTCGGACGGTTATCGCTATCTTTTGACATTAGAGAGTAAGGAAGTTGACTTGCTCAAGTTCACGAATAGTCGTAAACGGGATGAGTTTATCGAAATTGGTTTTAATAGGTTGTCGAAGTGTTACAAGACGATGATTGAACGCATCAAAAAGAACCACATCAAACTCAGACGATCCTGTAAACCCAGCAGATCCGGGGAATGCGTGCGTGGTAGAACCACCACCTCCGGTCACTGACAATGGGAAGGTAGCACCACTTAGTCCACGGACTTCGATTGTTTCGATAAAGGCGGCGGCTGTTCTACCATATACTTTATGATTTGCATCAACCAAAGTTTTAAAGTCTTGCAATTCTTCAAGCATCTTAAAGTGTACAGGGTACGTTACAGTGGTTGCATCTGCAAAGGTTGAAGTTACTTGTCTAATTTCTGAAGTTGAGGCAGCCATTTGTGAAATAATACTGTCTCTGAATGAAGAAAAATTAACAATTGTTCGTGCAATATTTGGTGTAAGTGTATCACCTTGAATGAAAGCATTACGAAGTAAGGAAGTTGTAATTCCATTACTCATATTTTCAAGTGAGTTACCAGCAGTGATGTTTACAAAGCCTGTTGCTCCTGTCACACCAGCAGTTCTACCAACTCCAAAAATATAAATTCCAAAAGTAAATCCACCACTAACACCGGGAGTTCCACCACCCTCAGCACTACCGCCAAAGTAGGCTTGAAGAGTCAATCCGGTTGTTGTTTTAATCTGAATCTCGTCACCGTGATCAGCAGTAAAATAACCTGATGTTGCGGCAAGATAAACAAAGTGAGAACTTCGTGGATCGATTTTAGAAAGTGTTCGTGACCGAGGAGGAATCGTTACACCCTTGGCAGAAGTAGCAGCGGCACTCGCAAAGTTAGCGACGTTGGAAAGCGATGGAGATTTTTTACCTTCTTCTAAGAAATCTCTACGCCGATTAGTTTGTGCAAAAAACGTACTTGCAATAAATCGCTTAAGTTCGTCATTCGTTGCAAAAGTATTTCCACCTGCATTTACATACTCGGTGGTGGCAGATGTAATACCAGAAAAAACAACATCGGATGTAAATCCTAAAATATTTCTATTGAGGTAATTACCATTAGTATCGAACACAAGAACTGTTCGATCTCCAAAGTACGGTCCTCCATATGTTTCTCCGGGCATCTGTATACTCTCCTATTTTTATACTGTAAAGAAACTTGCTTTGATTGTGTAAAAACCATCGGCGGTTTCTGGTTGTGTACCAAGTGCCGTAGCATCTGAACCAGTGAATCTACAACCAGTGTAAACAAAATTGTCATACCAACTGGCGTTTGAAGTATGCTGATTCTTACTACTCGACCTTGTAAATCCTTGCACGAGATCGGATAGATCCCCACCTTGCGTTCCTATTTGATCAAGAAGACCTACGGGTAATAGAGTTGCAAAAGGACAAATTCTTAAACTACTGTTTACACTACCAGTCGCTCTGAATGTGATTGGCATTGTTTGTTCATAATCGCTCTCGGGATATGCAATCTGTGTGTCTCCAAAGAAAGGTCCACGCCTTAAGCCAGACAGATTTCTCAGATCCAAGAAGTTCATTCTTCTAGAACCCACTGGAGATCCAGTTTGACCATTAACCGCCACACGATTTATGGGTTGGTTTGGAATCATAAAGAGTGTGTCGGCTGAAGTGGTGTCCGCATTTGTGGAGACATCATTCAAGTCACAATCTAAAATTGCTTTATCTTCAAATACTGCAACACCAATGATAGGTGCTAACTGCAAGTCCTCTGTTGAACACCCAACAGGTTGAATTCTTGCATATCTGGAATCAGCAACAGAAATTGCTCTTTGTGCCGAAGGACTTGCAGCAAATGATACGTCGCCAAGTGCAAGTTGGTGAAGTGCATTACTACCGCCAACATAATAGAATTGTGGGTACATTGTTACTTCGATATCATAGTTACCCGTAAGTGGATTACCAGCGGCATCAACAATGGTTCTCAAGGGACCAGATCCATCATCAGTGCCATTTGCAGGATCCCCACTTCCACTTGGCGAACTTAACGAATTATATTCATCAAGATCAGTGCCAGTTTGGGAATAACTTCTATTACAGGATGCAGAGAAGAATTGACCGGCGACATTACCACCAGAAGATGCAGGTTTGCCATTTGATTGACAATTCACAAAACAATTTCTACCATCACTATTGTTTCCACCACCATTATCACTTAAGAAGAATGTGTGAGCGATCACATCGTCTTCAGATCCTTTCGGAATTGTGATTTGTTCAACAACTGTTTTATTAGTTGTTGTTGATGGACCACCGGGACCAGTTTCGGGAACAATGATTTTGTAACCTGCTGACACACCATCTGATCGAAGAACTTGAACACCATCTTGGCTAGTCATGTCTTCGCCGATGCTACCATGCAACTTAAGTTTACCACTTTCGAGATCAACGGATCGATCAGTGGGATCATACTCAAGACTTGATCCAACTGCCTTGAAATTATCGTGATATAAGAATTGATAATTTTCACCACCAGCAGGACCGGGGTTGACAGAGTAGAAACTCACTGGAGTTCCCGTTGGGATTGCATCACCAATCAGACCATCGAGTAACAATGCTCTAAAGGCTCCACCATCAGTAGGAGTTTTCACTTGACCAGAGAAGAATTGACCCGATCCATCGGTCGATGTGACGTAAATTCTAGAACCTGTAGTAGCACCATCGAGATACTCTGAAATATCAGTGCCTTCATTGGTGGTTTCGGAAAGATAAAGAAGTTTATTTCCAACATCGATAAATGACTCGCCACTTCCAACCGTTGCATCTGCTCTCATCGTGTAAGGGAAGAATGCGTGATTACCAGTATTACCAGTCGCACCTGTAGTACCTGTAGTACCTGCGACACCAGTAATGAATCCAGCCGTGATTGAGGTCGTGATACCATTTTCATTTTCAACAATAAAGGACAGTGTTTGTCCACCACCAGAAAGTGTTGTGAGACTTGCAGATGTGATACCCGCACCAGTAGCACCAGTGGCTCCTGTTGCACCTGTCGCACCAGTAGCACCAGTGTTTCCAAGACCGGGACTGATCGCATAGAAATGACCAGTTACACCCGGATGGTTTGCTCCACCTTCACCGGGAAGTGCTGAACCAACAACGCTAGAAGGAACAAGTTTGAGTGTATAGCGATTAGAAGCCAAGGCGTTGCCATTTACTCTTGCACTTAAAATACCACCAGTAACCCCAGTAATTACAATTCTAGATTGTGAAATTGGATTGATTTCATTAAGAAGATTTGAAATATCAACACCATCAGCGGTTTCTTTATGAATCACAACGGTGGTTGAAGTATTCGTAAGTTCACCAGCGTTTGGTGTGGAACCTGTCGTCACGGAGTAAATGAATCCGGGGAAACCTGCGGGACCAGTTCCACCTGTGCTACCAGTTGTACCAGTGATTCCTTGCTCACCTGTAGCGGCAATGGGAATGAATCCAGCAGTAACTCCAAAAGTGCTTCCGTTTTCTTCTTGAAGAATAAACGCTAAAGTTTGACCCCTACTATCATTCACACCACCAATTGTAGTGAGTGAAGCAGATGTGATTCCAGCACCAGTCGCACCAGTTCCACCTGTGCCGCCAGTGCCGCCTGTGTTACCAGAAAGACCAACAGCCGTAAAAGTAAACGATGCGGTTGATCCGTATTGCTCAGTGGATGTGAATGCACCTTCAATCGTCACACCGACTCCACCAATCAAAGCAATTCTATTGATTCCGTTTCCGAGTAATCCAAGATCATCACCGACACTCTTCTTGACCGATGCAGATTCAAAACCAGAACCAGTAGCACCGTGGTTTTGATCAAAGAAGATATAAACTGATTTATCTTCATCAGATCCACCAGAGGAATCAACCCAACTTGGGTCTTGATCCGGGTAGCCATTGAATGAGAAGGCATTTCTTGTTCCACCTGATGAGTCTGTGAGCGTGCTGATGGAAACTTCATTTGGTCTAATTTCATAGACATAATTATCAGTGCTTGGATTTGATCCTTGATCTTCGTCCCACAATACGTAGATGCGAGTTCCCCCACCGGGAGCAACTTGAATTTGACGCAAGTAATGTTCAATATTCAAACCATCAATTGTGCGGGAGTCAATGCTTAGGGTTTTTTCGTCGCCCGTTCCGGTTGTAACAAGTCTACCGGCATTTGTTCCTGATAGTTGACCCAACAAGAATTTGTAACCCTGTAAACCACCACCACCGGCTCCGCCTTTAGGGAAGGTGTAACGACGGAAACGAGTGCCATCTGTATCTGTGCCATCTAGTGTTTGAATATCAGCCAGTGCAGAATCAACAGCAAATTCAACTCGTTCAGATTCATTTGTAAGTGATTCACCTACACTCTTGGACTGAATAAACGAACCAATAGTAATTCCTAAAGTATTGCCATCAACAACACTTCCGGTGATAGAGACATTAAATCCTCTGTTAAGTTGAAGACCTGTAATGGTTCCTGTTGTTGCAGTGTTGCTGTTGTAATTACCATCAGCGTCTTGGACGAGGGCTTGTTCAAACCCACCTGCCATATTGCCCCAATCAAGTGTCACACCGTTTGAAATCAAAACTGTATTAGCAGCACCAGTTCGACCACCCACATAAAGCGAACCACTTGCGAGATTGAGTGTACCTAATGTTCCTCCATCTGATCTTAGTTCGCCACCGATAATGACATCACCAGTTTGTCCAACTTTGAATACGTTTGCTCTGTTTTCGCCGTGTGATCCCTGAACCTCAAGGAAGGATTCTTTATTAGTTTTGTCTAAAATAACACGAAGTCTTTGATCTGGATATAAATCAAGATCCAAGTCGCCATCAAGATCCTTACCAATTCCAATACCTGCTGTTTTACCGTCTAACTGTAAAAGAATATCAGCACTAATTCCAGCACGACCAAGGTAATGTACAGGAGCCTCGGGAATAGTAATACCAAGAATACCAATCTCTCGATCACTGCCTTCAATTGTAATGTAGGGTGCGTTGGTGTCGGAATCAAGGTTTCCACTCGTGTCGCCACCCTGAATTCTAAAGTAAACATTATCACCTTCAACTTTATGTGTGACAATTGTACCGATTCTTCTTACAACATTTCCGGTGTATGTTGTGTCGCGGAAAAGAATCGAAGAAGTTCCACCAGCCAATAATTGAATCGAACCCGGACGGAAGTTACCCGCATCTTCGGTTGCACCACCAAGAATTAACCCGCCGGTTGCAGCAAAGTTAATATAATTATCTTCAAATGTCCCACCAGTAAAGAGTTGAAACGCTTCAAGTGTCTCACCGGCTGCATCATAAACAAGAATATCACCAGTGGTTATACCAGCAGGAAGATTTAATCCCGCACCAGAGATTGTGACATCTCCAGTTTGTCCGTTGACGGTTCTTACAACTTGACCGTAAAGAGTAGCACCACCAAAATCAACAGTATTTCCGGTAAATACAATTTCCCCACCAGCGAAGGTAATTCCTCCACCAAATGTGAAATCACCTGTGATGTATCCGGGCAAGGAAAGACCAAGATTTGCAATACCATCAGAGTCTATAGAAAAAGTAATACCCGGAAGATTTATATCATTAGTAACACCATAAACTTCAATTGGATTTACAAAATTAATAACTTGATTTGTTTTATCAAACCAAGTGCGAAATGTATCGCTGGTTAATAATGTGTCCAAAGTGTTTCCGGGTGTTGGAGGTGTTGCCATTCTTTATTCCTATTAGGTCTTGATTATGTATCTTACAACAAACGAAGGTTGAACATTTTTCGAGTTAGTATTGTCGGCATCATTTCCACTAACAGTAATTAGGGTATCATTCTCTGTGACAGATCCAACCGATTTGGTAACAATTGCAGTGGTTCCAGCACCACCACCCGTAGCCGTGGTTATATTCATAGTTGCAGTGAATGATGCACCAGTAAGATCAACTTCATCACTACCAATTGCAGTGCCTACAGACTGATCAGTGCCAAGTAAATTACCCGTACCAACAAGTGTTCTACCTCCCAAGTCAGGAATTTGGAACTGACCCTCCTTCTCCGAAGGATTGACTCCAGCCGCTACAAGTGTGGTTTTCAGATCAATGTAAGTTGTATTGCTAACATATGTACCATCACACAATAAGAATTGTGCCGCAACACCATCGGATCCTTGTAAAATTGGATCCGTATCTTTACCAAGGAATGGCAATACCATACCTCGTGCAATTCCAGAAGTAGGTGTGCCGCCACCTCCACCATCAATGGTGAATGAAGCCGCTGATCGCGTTGGTGCGACACCAAGGAAATTGATGAACGGGTTATCTCTACCTGTATCACCAGTTGCTCTTTGTCCAACTACCTTGATTTGATATCTAGAAAATCTTTCACCCACATCATCAAATTTTTTACCATATGTTAAACTAAGAGGATCAGTTTTACTGTCAATGCCCGGTTTATCGCTATCACCATCGAGAGGGACTTCGACAAAAGCGTTACTAAAGATATCTTCATCCCCGATTGCACGACGAATGTAAACTCTCAGATCATCAAGACCACGGAAAAGACCATCGATTGAGACAACAATACCATCTAGAATTGCATCTGTTTCGACAACCTTTGTATAATATCTAAAGTGAACAGCAGAACCATCATCGTTACCTTCTTCATCAGATGCAATTGCATTGAGGTCAAACGCTGGAATGAATGCCGATACGGACTCAGTATCTACAACGGTGGACACATCACCATTTGATCGCATTGTGAAGTCAAGATTAAAGGTTCCATCCAGTGGGAAGTTTCCACCATAGTTAAGTGAATCGACTGTTGTATTAGTAGAAACATTTGAGTTTACAGTGGCTTCGCCATTCAGAATAGTTACTGATGTTTCTAACTCACTGACCACTGGAGGATTCGTGGCGATAAAGATAGCATCAGCCAAAGTATTTACTGGAGAGGATGCACTCATTCTAAAATTATTATTATTTGCAACATCAAAAGCACACTTGGAAATTTTACAAGCCATGTATTGATCGTCATAGCCCACAACGGAACCGTCATTCTGCGGAAGATATAAATTTAAAATACTGACCGGACGAATTGGGGAGTCACCCGCCGTTTCATCGTAGGTCACAACATTTACACCTGTATCATTTGATGACACAGACAATGAATACTCACCAGCAGGTAGGTACACGGGAGTGGTAAATTCAAAATCAGTTGAGGATGAATCGATCACATCCTGAATCAATCCGTTTGTGGTAAACTGTGCAGTTTTAGTTACTGAAGTTACCTCACCAAATGGCATCACAATACTTGTAAGCGGATTGCCACCACGAGTTGGGTGAATACGAAGAGTAACATCGCTACCCTTCTCAGTAAACCACAAATCAATTTTATTTACAAAGATACCATTCGGATATTTTTCAGCATCAACATTAAAAGTTTGTGAAACTGGAGTCAGTGCATTGATAACTGTAGAGTTTGAGGTTTCAAAAATATCTGAAAAGTATTCATCTGCAATCTCTTCAACCTTCGCAGATTTTCTACGGAGTGTTACAGGTCTTACAAGATTATCACCGAATAGTGTTGTATCTGGTCTACCTTCACCATAGAAAATTTCATCAGCAGAGGAATCACAATCAACAACAGAGTTGGTTGGAGAACCAGAGACAACTCTAACAAGTTTCTTGCCGATTGTATAAGTATCCGCTGGGATAACAACTGTAAAGTCAAATGTACCACCGCCACCTTGTGGACCTGTGGATGCCTGATAAGTCTCTGTGCTGAGATTCTGTTGAACCCCGTCGAACAACAGATTAAATGTTGCTCCGGGTAAAACATTTTCAACAACACCTTGCAGTGTAAATGTATCAAGGTATGGTCGAATCGAGAGGTCAATAATTCTATTGGAAACAGTCTTCTTAACTTTCTCGCTTAGAATTCTATTAATTGTAGCAGTTTTTCTGGGTGAGTTATAAATTCTACTATTTGGTTTGTTTTCTTCAATCTCGCGGCTACGTTCTTCGATGCCACACCAGAAGACTTCCCAGTCTCGATACACCGTACCAAATCCAAGTCTTCTACCTTGATTGTCATATGATGAAACATCAGACTCGTACGAGTTAAGTTCACCTCTAATATTACCAACAACTCTTGCTCGTTTTGTTTCACTCCAATACTTTGCACGATGTGGTGTAAGTTTTACGGAACCCAAGTAATCATTAATACCAAACGGATTGATATTCACACTTGACGCGGGAATGTTGGTTGAATTTTGTAAAACATAATCTTCGGCAGGTTCGTTAAAGTTTGATAGTGCTACACCATCGGTTGAGAATGTCACACCAGTCGATGGATTATTTTCATCATCAAAACTGAATGATGTTAGAGCGGTTGTTTTAAATGCTGGTCGAAGTTGATTTTTGATTGGATCGAAAGATACGTTGCAGTTTTCATTGACTGAATCTACATTTTCGTAACCCAACAAATCATCAATATAAACATCGTCCTCATTGACAGAGGCATTTACAAATGCAGCATTGCCACGAGCAACCATGTTTGATCGAATAGATTTTTTATAGTTTTCTACAAAGTCATCGGTGGTTCTTGTTTCAAGTTCACCAATATCCGACATTGTAAATCGTTGACTATCTAATGTTTCAACTTGTAGAGTTTGAGCATCTGAGTCTGCACCATTAATCCTAACTCTGTACAACTCAAGATCACCACCAGCAATCATGGGTGGTTGAGGTTGCTCATCAGGGAACCCGGAAACTACAACAAGTTTTCTTTCTTTTGTCAGAACAACGCTATCAATTCTTGGCAAGAATGTTGAAACGGTAACAAAAGACGGGGTTGCCAGAGAACTAAAGGGAGTCTGTGTTGGCTCACTCGTGCCTTGGTCGTAGTTACCAGTGCTTGAGCGGACGGGTCTAAAGTCCAGAATATCAAAGGGATTCAGTCCTTCAGAACCAGTCGCCGGGAGTTCACTCGCCTTGACTCCGGTGTAACTATCTTTTGTAAACGGACCATCACCAGTGTGAAGGAATTGTTTAAATGTAACAACATAGTCGCTTGTTCTAGTGAGCGTAGTGTCTGCTGGATCTTTCAATTCAATGCTTGAAAGTTCATACGTAAAATCGTTTTGACCTGTGTTTAAGATAAATTTATCTTTTACATCGGTTACTGTATCGACTTCTCTAATTGCAACAATTTCTTTCACATCAGTCACACCGAGTGAAAGAGTATTTGTGCCTTTATTAAGTTCATCGTTGGTATTAACTGTGACAGTTGTTTCACCAGATACAGTCTTCTTACGAATATTAGAAATTGAATCGTAAGACATCGGCAAGAAACAGGTAATGTCTCTGTTGGGTGCATTTTTACCAAAGTTTAAACTAATCGTTGACTGGGTGTTGTCAATTGTTGGAACCAAAATAGGTCTAACTAAAACACACTTATCTTGTCTGTCTGAATCTGAGGCTGAGTTATTAACATTTAAGATACCAACAGGTCTGATTTGTGCAGAGTTTGAGTCCGTGCCAACAGTAGCGAAGAAATCTTTACTACCAATACCGCTAGTAAATCCGACAACCCCGCTTGAATTGGTTTTACCTTTGAAGGCTTTGATGGTTGTCCAACGCACAGGATTTTGTAATTTTTCAACTGAGCCACTACCGGCGATGTTGGTAATTCTTTTTGCATTTTGAGTGACAATAGTATCAGGACCAGAGGGAGTAAAATCAACTGTGATACCAAACGACTCAACAGAATCAACAGATTTTGAAATTCGTTTTACATCAAGATCAGTCTTTCCAGTATTAAAGGTTTTAGAATGGAAGTAGAGTCTTGCAGAAGCATCAAGCCCCTCGTTACCAAAGAGAAGGTGGGTTGGAACACAACTGCCGACTACCTCGCCATCTAAATCAAGAAGATCAACGGGATTGCCATCTGTGAATAGTGTTGTGGTATTATCGATGAATCCGTCGAGAGTAATCCCAGTAATTTCACTGGTGGACGCATCACTGTCAAAGTCTGCTGACTGTACGACACCGCTAAGACCAAAGTAAGACCCTTGGACAAGACGATATGATTTAGAACTACTAAGGGTGCTTGACGATTTATCAATTGTCAAAAGGGTTGGAGCGATTGTTTCAAACTCAAAACCACTAACATATGCTTTACCCGGAGAAAGTTTTACACCAAATTTACTTTCGTCAACAGATCCAAAAATTTCTTCGTGTGAACCAATTTCAATTTCAAAGGGAACCGTTGTATAGTTTCCAGATTCATCAAATGTTCTTCTTGCTAAAGTTTTTTCAAGTTCTGCAAGTTCTGGATACTTAATTTTCTTAGTAACCTGTCCGTCAATAACACGAACAAGTTCAAAAAAGTTGGTCGGGTCTGCGATTTTATATGAGTTTGAATCAGAGCCACTTCCCGTTAAAGAACGAGACATCAAAACTAAATCAATCTTATATCGATCCGCACCCGGAGCATTAAAGTTATTAAAACCAAATGATGGATCTCTAAGAGACGAATCAGATTCCGCATCTACAACTGTTTTTTGTGCGTTGAATCCAACAGAACTATTTGTGCTGAGAAAGGTTCTATACCCTAAATCCGAATCATCTTTTGTTGCCGCTGCTGATTGCGAGTCTGCGATACAAAAGTATCCATCCACATAGAATACGCCCTGATCGACAGTCACAAATGTTTGAACAAAACCGGATCCGGGTGTGGTTGCATTATCCAAGACAGTAAATTCAACACCAATGTTACCCGTACCAATTGTAAAAACTCTTTCGCCCGACTCGTATTCACCAACTGTGATATACTTAACAAAAAGAATTTGGAAGGCATCATTTTCAAGAGTTGACTTATCAGCGTAGCCGCATACGATTGCATCCACATTTAACCCGTCACTCTTAGTAACTCTAACTTTTTGATTAATCAATCGCTTGAGCGTAGCAAGAGGCAATTCACTCGTCAGTCGTACAAAATTTGCTGAAGACGTTGAAACACCACCTCCGAGAACGACGGAACCATTTTGAAAAACATGTGAACCAAATCGCTCAATCTGATTCTGAAGAATCGTTTGTGCCTGTGAAAGTTCTCTTGCCTGAACAGGAAGCCCCGGCTTGAAAAGCATTTTCAGAAACTTCTTTTGTTGATCAAAATCGTCGTAGTATGGAACACCACCCATGATGGTAGAGTCATATGCTTTTTGCTCGATAGGCATTTAATTCCCCTCAGAATTCAAAAGTAAATCTAAAGACATCAGTTTGCTCAACAACGCGACTGATTTCTTGTGTTAGACCTTTTATGTATAATAGTTCTCCAGAAAATAGATCAAGTTCTGGACCTTCGACATTTTCAATTGATCCCGATACGGGATTATTACCAACAAGGTAAGTTAGTGTTTCATTCTCAACAAATCCGTGGGTTGAACCAGAGACGTTTGAAACATCAGTCAGTAGAACAATACGCTTGTTAATAGATGCGTCAAATATAGCACCGCCTGTTTCATCGTACGGCAGAACAGCAGTGATGATACCATTGCTTCCCGAACTTCCTGTTGCACCACCATCAAGAGTTGGAACATAGTCCCCATCTTCACCAAAATCAACTCTTAGTTTGTGGGTGCATCTCCAGTCTAATTTTTCAATTTCAAGAGATGAATCTTCATAATAAGTATTTACAACTTTAAAATCTCCAGTTAAACTTGTAGCCGTGAAATTACCATCTTCTGTGGTTCTAAGAAGTGTGAGATTTTCATCTCGAACAAAAGGTTTACTCATGTCTCTAACTTGTGCAGATGCAGACAAGGTTGATGTTTTTGATGGTTGACCCACGACTTCAACAAACTCTTTAGTATCTGTTCCATACAAGAATTTAGTTTCACCAACGAATCGTGCCGGATTAACAAGTTCGGCAATCGACCCGGTGCTTCCGCTTATGTCAACACGAGTCCTAACTCTGTCACGGTAACCAGCAATATTTCCTTCACCTGTTTGACCCTTTTCAATTTCAGGATTGACCCAAAGAGCAACATCTCTGTAATCGTTTCCAAGAAGTTGTTCAACATTATTTTCACCATCACCCGGAATCGAAACTTGGACTCTGGCAATATTTGAAAAAAGTTCAAACACAGGATCTTTTCCGATGCTCTGTGAAATCAATGGATCTAGAGTAGGAAGGTCTGACGGAAAGGCATCGTCTCCAACACCACCAGTAAACACCACAGCACTAGCATCGCTATATCCAGTGCCTTTATTGTAAACAACAGTCTGCCTAAGTCTTTTGTCACTATCCAAAGAACCAAAAGCCGCTGCATTTTGACCATTGCCCGTGATTGTGATACCTACACCAATCTCAAATCTATCTTTATTTTGTGGCGAACGATTTGTGTCAAAATCAGAGTCTAAAGTTAAGATGTCTTGTGCATCTCCATTTGTAGCCGATGCTGTAATTTTTCTTACAACACCTGCTGCTTGACCACTGATAAATCTGATATGGTAGTCTTTATAATAATCCTCAATAGCCGTTCCTGCAAGGTTTGGTTGAGTGATCATAACCGTATTGTTTGTCGAAAACTCAACCTCGTTGTTTATGTTATCTGGAACACCTCGCTCAAAAATTGCAGTGGAGGGATTTGATGTGATCGCTACACCATCAACAATGCCTGATGCTGCGTCGAGATTGGCTTCATACTGAACGGCATATTGTCTTTGTCGTTCGTCATTGTAAACATTAAAAATACCTTCATAATACGGTAATGACACTACTGGAATTTGCTTTTCATCTTTAAATTTAAGATGAGTGCCGGGAATAGTGTACATATATTTCCACTTAAATCCATCCGGCAAAGTGATGGGGCTTGTGTCCGTTCCGATTGGCTCATACACAGAACCAGTGAGTCCACCATCTCCAACTCCATTTTCAAGACAAACATAAACATTATCTGAATTTGTCACAACGTAAAATGGTGCAGTGGTTCCGGTTGATTCGTTGAATGTCTCTGACATATCATCAGAGGTATCAAGAGGAGACATTGTGATTCCATTTGACCAATTGACTCGTGGAATCATCATAGTGACATCAGACGGAGCAACTCTTCGGGCAAATGAAATATTTCGACGAGTTACGAGATCCCGCTCAACACTTCTTTTTTCCAATGGTGCTAACGACCCCGGATCGTATACTTGTCCCACACCGACATACACCCTATTTTTTCCAAAGGGTTGGAAGTCAGAAATAAAATTCTTTGCAATTTGAGTTTTAAGTTGAGCATCAAATGTGTATTGAGCCATTGTCTTCTCCGTTAATTTCCAAGTTCAAGATAATTTAAAAAGTCACCAATATTGATGTCAAGAAACTCTGGCACAGCGGCTGAAATAGTTTCTGATGACGCAGTGCCTTTAACTGACTTATCTGTATTTAGTCCACTTGCAAGGAAGGCTTCTCCAGTATTATCACTTTTAATACTAAATCTGTTTCCTTGTCTATCTGCTTCATTTGAGAACTCTCCACTCAAAACTCTAATTGTGATCGCCGATGCTTTGAGAGTTTGTCCAGAGATAACCTCACTGTTTGCAACACTTTTCTTGAAATTACCATCAGGATTTTCTTTAATAATATCTTGAGGTGTGTTTTCAGTGGTTTTGGTAGTAAGGCTTGTTTTTCCGCTGCTAAAAGTGGTCAGGTCAACTTCAACAAGATCCGATGAAGTTGCAAAAGATGCCTCATTTGATGTGGCGAAAGTATTTTCACTCGATGTAAATTTGCTACCCACTCCACTTTCCACTGTTTCGGTGACTACTGTGTCGGTTTCTGATTCAACACCAAGATCCAGACTTGACCGTTTCCTATTAAACTCAGCAATAATTTCATTCACAGATTTATTTGAATAGAAATTAGTTGAACTATCTCTCAACTCATCAACGCTAATTACTTTACCGATAGCCTCTGGTTTATTTGGAATTTTTTGTCTAACCAGATCATCCACGGCAAATCCAGTGCTGATACCAGCAGAAGTATCAAAATACAATTTAATTGTTTTTGTCAGTATTTTCGCCACACCGTCTCTACTTTTTATAAAGCGATTTGTAACAGGGTCTACATTTTCTAAGCCGAGCGAAGTTACTGTGGATGATGCAAGATTCTGTGTGAGAAAAGTTTTGGGATGGCTCGATACAATATAAAATTGTGAATTGCTATCGTCTGTGCTAACGTATGTCGATTGTGGTGGTTCCGCACGGGTGTAGCCCTCTTTCGTGCTACCATCAATAAAGAAATCAGGATCAAAATCACCAAATGTAAATCCACCAATTGGTCCAGCGACAAAAGTTCCGCTGTTGTAGGGATCGTGTTTAGCAGGATCTCCTAAACCATCAAAGTTACCAATGGTTGCGGCAGTAATTCCATTAAATCCTTCTGGATAAAAATCACCATTAAGAACCCCGTATGTGTCACCCCGAAAATCAGCGGTAGCCGAAAAGGTATATGGCATAAAGTTTCCGATCACCGGATTGACTACGAAGGTATTGGTATAAATTTTATCCTCAAAAAGCACACCGATAAATGAACTCACATTTGTAAACTCAGACAACATAACAGAACCAGCCGGATGGAAAATCTTTTTAACAAGATCAGCATATTCTTTTAATTGTTTTTCTGCTTTGATTACGTACGAGTAAGACTGGAATCTAAAGTTGTCCTGAATGAATGACTCCGAAGAGAGCAGTGATCTTGATGATGTAAAATTATTTTTATTGGTGGAGGTTGTTGATGCTCCGTCGAGAGTAAATCCACCATCAACACCAGATGCAGAGAAAACAGAAATCGTATAAGTTTCACCCGGAAAGTAAATTTTATTTTGATATGGCTTTGACGAGATACTTTGTATTTCGCCAAGACTATTAACCGTTCTGACTTCAGATGACAAGACTAACTTTTTGCTGGAATCGCTTACCGTAATATCATCACCCACGGCATAGTTGCGACCCTTCTTGGTAACACTAAGATTACTTACAATCGGAAAAGTTCTTTCAGTGATTTTTCTATTTCTGTTCGCTCGATAAAACTCAACATAATGGTTTGGCTTGAAAGTTCCTCTGACCTCTTTAAGAAAAATCTTTGCGTATTCAACACCATCGTCTAGATGAAAAGTTATATCATCAATTAATGCACTTGCAACGACATCACTCGTAAAATCATCAAAAAGCCTTTGTTCAATTAAACTACCTTTAAACAATGAAACACTATCCTGTCCATTGTAGTGTGAAGTGAAAAGAATAGTGGTTGGTTCATAATCTGCATCAGAAATTTTAAACAACTTATCTTTGGGTGTTTCAACACTGGCAGGAGTGTCGAACAGAAGATTAAAGAGATAATTAATTGATTGAATATTACCCTTTTCCCCATAAAAATCAGATGAATTGATAACAGCGAGTTTATCACTAACACCATCGGCTAACGTGTCTGGAAAATTATTAAGGTATGTTGATTTAAAATATTGAACAAAGTCGTCGAGTGTTCTATCGATATCTGTGTAAGACCCAAGCCTAACTGCTTCGGCTCTTGGATTGCCCTGAATTTCTAAGTATTCAAAATATGCTTTGATAAAGACTACAAATTTCTGGTGATCGTTCTGCACATATTCAGGCATTAAGGTTGATACAAGAGTTGAAAATCTCTCATCAACGGAAATGGGACCAAGATCGCCCAGCGTGTCTGGGACAAATACCTGAAACGGAAGCATCATTGATCCACCAACAGGCATTAGTAACCGCCTCCGGTGCTAGGTGAAGATGTGCTTGAACTCGTTGTGCTTGTCGAGGTTGTAGGGCTTACTGAAGACAGGCTGGATGTGCCTAAGTAGATTTCACCCGCAGCGTTTGTCCTAGAGTCTGGTCTATTGTCAGAGGTTAAATTAACCACGGCATTCGTGGGATCTCTGGTGTCTTCAAGAAGAATAAAGGTTTCTGAGGAAATGAGTCTACCGCCGCTAACCTTGACAAAAATACTAATAGGAATTGTTGTGTTGACTGTTGAAAGAGCAAAAGAGTTGAATGAGACATCACCCGTTTTATAATTCACTTTACCAAAGTCTACATTAGTAAAATATTCTTTTGATCCACCCACAAGTTGGTAAATTCTTAGTTTTCCAAACCCATCATCATCGAGATAAACATTTTTCTCAACACCATCGGCATCAACAAATCTAAACTCGCTAGATGAAATTACTGGGGTGTAACCATCAAACTCGTGTAAGATAGGATTTTTAAATTTAAACTCATAGTTCGTTGAGGTATCTTGAATCGGGAAAAATCTATACTCAAGAGAGGGTTCAATTTCAATAGTCTCAAGACCACTAACTCCTTCAAGAAGTCTTTTTTCAAGTTTACTAAACGAAACAGAGGAATTAAATCCAATCGTGTTGTCTTGAATAAATTGTGATGTAACCGATTTGATTGTTGAAACCAAGTACGGCTCACGGAGAACTGTCTTTGACGGGTTGTACACTGCTGAGAGAGCATAACGCACATACAGCGGCGTTGGATCCTTTACCTCGGGAGTAATACTAACACTACATCGACTTCGCAAGAAACTCTGGATTGAGTTTTTCAAACTTGATGGTACTAAAGTAGCCGTGTTCGGCTTAAGTACAACAATAACTTTACCAAACTCTGGTGGTGTTGCAAACTCGCCCCCGTACACCAGTGCCGACTGGAACCCAGAAAAGTTATTATTGATTAATGCTTCATAGTCACTCGTAGTCACCGCTCTGTTTTGTGCTGCGTAAGACTTTGGAGCGTTGAAACGAATACTTGCAATACTTTCTTTCTCTGCCCCACCGGCTGCTTGACTCTTAACAGCAACCGTATTGTTTGCGTAAGAAAAAGAAGGAGTTTCTTCGGTGTCGGTCGAACCTGCATCGTTCGCCTCCGCACCTTTTGTTTGTAGATAAGTGACCGTGACCACATTACCGGCTTCAAGTTTTTTACCAATCACACCATCACCAAATCCGATAGAGTAGGCTCCGTCGTAGTCCTCTTCGACAAAATATGCAAGGGAATCCCCATCAATTGTTACTGCGTTTGTGCCGAGTGACCATACGTCTGAGATACCAGAGTTATCAGAGGGTGACTGGGTGACAGTAATTTTGATTGTCTTTGTATCAATAGCATCATCTTTAATTCTAAACTTTTGATACGAGGCTGAGTTGGGAGCCACGAATGTGATTGTTTTTAAAACACCCTCTCGGATCTCAACATCTTGCAGGTTGGGAGACTGACCGAAAACTGGAGTGTAGGCTTCGGTGTTTACAAAACTGTATGATTTATTACCAATCTTTGTTGTAAACACCTGACCAACGGGAAAAACATTTGGCACGCCTGACGCATATGTGATATCAACCGTGGCTACAGGTGATGTCCTAGAGCGTGGTACATAACCTAAAGATTTAGCATGGGAAACAAGCGACGATCTTTTAATCGCTGTGTCCAGAAACAACTCGTTTGCAGTGAGGTTGTTGTAAATGCCTTGATAGTGCGTGACATACGAGAGAACGTCAAGAAGAACTGACAGTCCAGAACCTTCAAAATCGTAATCTAAAAATTGTTCCTGAGACTTTAAAAAGTTTTTAATGTTTTCACGAATCTCAAAGTAGTCAAGTTGATTGACTGATAATTCTTTTCTCTCTGTGGTCATTACCTAATCCTCTCTAATGTGAATGAAAGAATCACAGGTTGCTGTGAATTTCTTAGTGTGAAACGAACCGTTACATTCACAGAATTTTGATCATTGTTAGTATTTGCCTCAACAGAAAGTGCCTCAACACGGGGTTCGTTACTGATGATAGACTTTGAAATTGCCTTTTCCATTTCAAACGATGTGAACGGTGTAATATTCTCGAATAACTTTGAGATAACGTCACCACCAAAAAATGGTTGGAATTTCTTTTCACCAAAATTAGTCATTACAATATTCCGAACAGACCTTCTAACAGCCTCCTCATTTTTCAGGGTGTTGATGTCTTTAGTGATAGGATTCAGGTCAAAATTCAAATCGATATCACTGAATCTTACAGATTCTTTTTGGGAAGTCTCAACATCTCTGGTGGTATAGTACGCCATCTTATTATCTATCTGTTACAGATTAAGTAGCCCCTTTAGGTCTGGATTTACAATATTTTGTAGAACTTTTTGACTAAAACATGGATCTTCTGCCATTCCCAAGATTGAGAAGCCAAGACCTGTTTTGGCGAGATAATCCAACGCACCTGCCAAAGCATCAACATCACTTTCGCGGAGTGCTTTTAGAACGCCAACTGCTTGGTCTACACTCTGAGAAATACTCAACATATCAGCGATTGCTTCACCGTTTGCTCCCGGAAGACCTTGTGCATTTTGTAAAGCATTCGTAAAATCTCCTGTTATAAGTCCCTTGACGATTTCAAAATTTGTTGTACCCGGACCCAAAATACTCGAAAAGAAAGGAGTATAGTAATCCACGAGATCATCGCCAATGGTTCCACCTTCAATAGAATTTTTAAAATTATTGAAAGTTCTGGCAATCGACTGGATACCTTGAAGACCCTGAATATTTTGTGGATTTGAATCAATCCCACTGAGTCTATCAGAATGTGCTGCCATCAATGTTAATTCATTACTTGCATTCGCCAAAATCTCTTGGATAGCACTTAGACTACCCTCCTGACCCGGAGCAACAACCGAGCCAACTTCATCAAACAAATCTACGAGTGTTTCAGTGGCAAAATTGTTAATACCTTCAAGTGGATTTCGTAAAAATTCACCACTAAGCACGCTTTGCAAAATTTGATTTTGTTCTGCGGTTAGTGGAAGTGTTGGCAACTCACACCCACTCGTGTTTACTAATTGTGGATCAAACAATGACATATTATCCTCCTGCGAATACGTTTGGTGAACCTGTGGATGTGGAGTGACCACACGAACAGGCATCAGAAAATCTGTGGACGGGTTGTCCCTGAGCGAATACCGTGCTTGATGCACCCACGGTCACTGGTGCGCAGTGTGGACAATCACCATGTCCTGCCACAGCGTTGAAAATTTGTGCCGTTGGTAATCCATTTGTTAAAACAGTGCTTGCTCCAGCATAAATTGGACCACCACACACATCACCATATCTTGCAACACACAACGACATCAGACCTCCACCCAATATTTAGACTTGCCATCAGCGAGAAAGGCAAAGTATTTTCCCTTTCCAGAATTAAACCAAAGATCACCAACCTCTGGTCGAGTCGGTGGGTTGACCGAAACATTTTTGATAGTGGTTCCAGTGAGCGTGGGGGGTCTGACATCAAGACTGGCTGCAACATATGTTGGGACATCACGAATGATTAAAGGTGCAACTTTTTTTACTGTGTTATAAAATGAATCAAGTTCTGAATTAATTCTATCTTTATCTTTTTGTGGTAGTCCAGACTTGCTCACTTGTATTGGTTGTTTGAATGATCGAGTGTTTGCATTCAAGTCGTAAACTGCTCGGAGTAACTCAACTTTTTCTTTTGTGAGGTCGGGGTGAAACTGCAACACTTCGAGGTCTGTCAGAGGTCTATTAATGCCGTGTCCGCCCTCTGTGATCATCTCTACAAAGTGATATCTGGCTGAGGGTGCTTTGTCTCTCCAAGAGTCGTAGGCGGCTGCGTACTCAGGTTCCTCTTGATACTCAAAGATTCTAAATCCAGAGGACTTGAGAAAATTGTAGTAATCATCATCGCTTCGATTGGTTGTAATTGTCTGTGTGTACTGTGACATAATTACCTCAATTTAGATTAATCTGTGATCCTTGAACATTTACCTGTGATTCTGCGATAAGATCAATTTTTCCATCGACTCGTAGTTTATAGTTACCGTCAACGTGGGTGTCCATATTACCTTCAACTTCTAAGTTTACATTACCGTTTACAAGGACATTAACGTCACCAACGAGTTGAGCATTTGTGTCCTTTGTGATATGAATGTTGTTTTCACCTAAAATGGCGGTGTAGTTGTCACTGACAACTTTGACAACACGAGAACCATCAGGGTAAATTTCTTCAAATGTTCCTGCTTTGTGGTAAACATGAATTCGTTCTGCACCCGCTGTATCATCAAACTCTTGAAGGTGACCAGACTCGGTGAACCTTACATGGTTGAATGGATATTGCCCAGCATATTGAGTCTCAGGTTCTTTAATATTTTTTAATGATCCTTCACCAGCAGGTGCTTGCATCTCGTCAAGATTTTCTCTTCTAACTTGAATTGGTGTATCTGTAGTATCTGTTCTTGCAAGTTTGTTGGTGTCTGGTTGTCCGATTAATTCTTCTAGGGGATATTTTCCGCTTGGATCATAAAAACCTTCATCGGTGTTTGCCAGATCAACTGGAAGTCCACCAAGTGTACCAAAAAATACAGGTTGTTGAAATTTATCACCATCTCTAAAAAATCCCACAACCCAAGATCCTTCGACTGGACCTACCGGGGCTTCGCCAATACCACTTACCCCTGCTGATGTAATTGGTTGAACAGGGTGCGCCCAAGGCAAATCTTTAGTTTCAATTCCCACACCACCTTTTTTGACATGAGTGTGTAACCCCATCCATCTGACTTTACATCGACCTAATAAAAGAGGATCTTGTCTGTCCTCGACAACACCTTGATACATATTTGTCATTGTTTAATCACTCCATTAAAATCTAATTTTGGCGATTGCGGCACATTA